CAAGACCTGAGCCTACAGATACCTTTACCTCTTAAAGAAAGTATGTAATGACAGACACAACCTTTGTAGCTTACAGTAATGCAACACCTATTACAGCAGACTGGCTGAATGATGTAAATGCACTTACCTATAACAAAATAGGTTCACAAGTAAATCCACTTAACATAGACCGTATAGAACCTATAACAACTCTTGTATCGGGAAATAACCTAACCATTGGTCTTAATCCTACTACTTTAGATTTTCGTAGTTCTACTTTAACTACTGGTGTACCTAATACAAGACAAGTAGGTATTGCTTTATCTATGCTTGTTCCTTCTGGAGGAACTTTAGGTACAGCTAATGCTGTATCAACAGTTTTATTAGTCCTAGCTATAGATAATGCAGGTACAGTAGAATTAGCTATAATTAACCCAACAAGTATTCTGGATGAGTCTGGTTTAATAAGTACAACGGCTGTAAGTGCTTCTTCTAGTTCTGCTGGTGTTGCTTACTCAACTACAGCTCGTACTAATGTGTCTTACCGTGTTGTTGGTATGTTAGTTAGTAATCAGACTACTGCTGGTATATGGGCTACACAACCTACATTAGTTCAAGGTTCTGGAGGTAAGTCTGGTATAATTCCTGTAACAGATTTTCGTTATGCAGCATCTATGCCTAACTTTAACGCAACAACAACATCTAACCTAATTACCGCTACCTTGACGGGTGGTAAATATGACTTTCGTAATACAAGTTTAACCACAGGCACTCCGATTGAGTTTGGTCTATTAAGCACATTAACACTTGCAATAAACAGTACGGCTGCATCATTAGGTGCAACCACAGCAGTTGCTACATCTCTAATCTATGCAATTGTTTATAATGCTGGAGTACCACAATTAGCTGTTTGTAATTTGACTGGTGGATTACAACTAGATGAAACTAATCTAATTACTACAACTGCAATTGGCTCAGGATCCACTGCTAATAATGTGTGGTACTCAACAAGCGCAATTGCTACAGCATCTCAGTATCGAATTGTCGGTCGAGTAAATGCTACATGGACTAGCGGCACTGGTTGGTCTAGTCCTACATTAGTGCAGCCAGTTGGTGTTGGTATAGTTTCATTGCCAATATTTTCTTTTGGAAATGGCCTACCCATAGACGTTACTGGTAGCAGAGTTGCAGGTACTACTTATTATAATTCATCATTAAGTCATTATAAGTATGTTTCTGTCTATCTGACGAATTATTCTCAAAACAATATTAGCCTTACTGTAGCAGGGATTGTAGTTGATAACAGCCAATGGAGCGCAGGTAGTGGTACAGGGGTATCTACAGTTAAATACCCTGTTCCGCCAGGAGCTTCTTATGTAGTTACGGTTTCGGGTGGCACAATTTCCAAATGGACTGAACTGGGATAAAACAAAATGGCACTATGGATAGATAGTAATAATCAAGTACATGATGATATGGACGGCACAGCTTTAACACTACCAAGCTGGCCTCAAGGCATGTCATTATATACACCTCCACCAATTACACCTCCTACAGAAGCAGAACTATTTGCACAAACAGAGGCTACTTATAATAAAGCAGTGCAAGCCTATATTGTTTCTATCGCACAGAAAAGGGGTTATCGAGATGATGTAAGCTGCGCCAGTTACTTCAATGATCCGCATCAGCCATTTGCATCAGATGCACAAGCATTTGTTCCTTGGCGTTCGAGTGTATGGCTACAATGCTACACAGATTTGGCAGCAATTCAGGCTGGAACTATGGTTATGCCTACAAGTCCAGAAGCATATATTTTAACTTTACCTGTAGTGCCATCAGGATTCTAAATGAAAAAGACAATCTTATTACTTCTTTTAGCTTTTGTTGGGCAAGTAGCAAATCTAGTTGCTCTTCCTTGGTTAATTATTTCTGCCTTTGTTGCTCCTAATGGTACTAGGGCTTGGAAGATTTTAGTTGCTTATGATATGCTTGGTAATGCTACTACTGGTGGTGATGTAGGTGAAACAATTAGTACAAGAGCATACAAAGCTAGTCTTGTAGGAAATAAGTATGGTTGTTGGTTATGTAAGTTTTTAGACTACCTAAAACCTAAGCATTGTGAGGATAGTATTAAGTGAGTACTTCTGGAGTATCTACATTTAGTGTAACAACCTCTGACATTATCAATGGAGCTTTGCGTCTTACAGGGGCATTTGGGGCCTCTGATGTTGTACCAACCTCTGACTATAATAATGCTCTACAAGCCTTGAACATCATGATTAAGTCCCTGATGACCTCTGGTTATGAGTTATGGACTATTCAAGAGCTTCAACTACCTATAGTACAAGGGGTTACAAGCTATACAATAGGACAGACTGCTACAGGGACAGGTGCTTTAGTAGTAGATAGACCACTGCGTATTCAACAAGCCTTTCTTCGGAATAATTCTTCTAATCTGGATACAATGCTCCAGATACTTAGTAGACAAGAGTATGAACAATTAGGGTCTAAATTTAGTCAAGGGGTTGTTAATAGCATTTTCTATGACCCACAAATTCCTAATGGTATACTGTATGTATACACAACCCCTTCTGATGCTCTCAGTACAATCCATCTTTTTGTACAAAGACCTATACAAGATATGGTAGCTACTACAGATACGTTTGACTTTCCTCAAGAATGGTATCAATGCTTGAAGTGGAATCTAGCTTCTGAGATTGGTATGGAGTATGGCATACCTGAAAATGTAATGCAACGTATAGATATGAAAGCTAAGTTCTTTAAAGAAGAGATGAGTGCTTGGTCTCAAGAAGAGGCTTCTATGTTCTTTACTATGGATAACAGGTTCCTTCGCTAAGATGCCTACATTACGTCTACCTCTAGCAGAGCAGTTCACCAACCGTGATAGTAGTGCCCAAAAGGATGCTAAACTAACTAACTGCTTTGTTCGTAATGTTGGTGGTAAACCTATGGTTGTTAAACGCCCAGGACTAACCTCCTATGCTACTAATACTGTAGGACAAGGGCAGGGTATGTATTACTTTGGTGACTCCCTTTATGCAATTAGTGGTGGTGTACTTACTCGTAACAAGGCAGGTGTTATAACTACATATGCTCTTGCAGTAGACTCTCTTTTATATGACTTTAATTCTAGTGTCTTATCCAATATAGTTGTATTTAAGAGTAGTGCTAATATGTACACCTTTAATCCAACTACTCTTGCACTTACTCATGTAACCTCTGCTAACTATCCAGCTACAACTGTTCGTGGTCTTGTCTATCTTGATGGTTACTTTATTGTAGGCACACCTACAGGACAAATATATAATTCTTCTATTGAAGACCCAACTACTTGGGCAGCCCTTGAGTATATAAGTGCTGAAATAGGATCAGATAATTTAGTTGCTATTAACAAAATACTTAACTATGTAGTAGCTATTGGTGCTCGTACTACTGAGTTCTTTTATGATGCTGCTAATCCTACTGGTAGCCCTTTAGCTTCTGTTTCTAATGCTTTTAATGAGACTGGTTGTGCTAATGGTGATTCTGTTGTCCATACAGGAGACCATCTTCTTTGGGTAGTTCAAACATTACAGAGAGGAAGACAGGTTGTACTACTTGAAGGCTTTACCCCACAAATTGTTTCTACCCCTGAAATAGAGATTATTCTTAATGCTGATAATCTGAATGCTGTATACTCTTATGCTATTAAACTTTCTGGTACTAACTTCTATGTACTAACTTTAGAGAACACAAACATAACACTTGTATATGATATGATCTCTAGGGTGTGGTGGAATGCTTCATCTATGCACTTGAATGCTATTATATACCCTTCATCATACATAAGTACAGGTAATGGAGTAGTTACATTTACAGTCCCTAATCATGGTCTTGTTTCTGGGGACTCTATACTCCTTCAGGGTGCTATCCCTATAAGTGGGAACACATCGTATCCTATAACATATATAGATGCTAATACATTTAGTGTGTTTTATACTGGAACACTAAATCCTATCATACCTTTTTCTACAACAGCACAACCAAATTATGCAATACCAGATTACTCTATTCCTGATGAGACTAATGTAAGTACAACTACATACACTGAAGGATATGTGCAAGCTACATATTATGCTACTGACGGAGTAAAGGATTATTTGCAAGGAGAGGATAACGGAAAAGTCTATGTAGTTACTCCTACAGCCTATACAGATGATGGTACATTTATTAACATGATAGTCAGAACTAATAGGGAAGACGGTGGAAATAGTAAACGTAAATTCCTTAGTCGTATAGAAGTGATCGCTGATAAAGTCCCTGCTAATGGGTATATTAGATATAGTGATGATGACTATGTAACTTGGACTGCTTGTCCTGCTGTTGATCTGAATGCTTCTCGTAGTCTTATACGAAGAGCAGGTAACTTTCGTAGG